GTAGCTAAAGCTACAGGCGCTAAAGCGCCGCTCACACCCGATGAGATCATTTTTGGTTATGGGGTTCCCTTGTTAACCAATGCTGGAACACCTGACAAACAGGCTAGATCGTTCTTAGGTGGGCTTCGCAAGTCTCACGGTGATGATGCGCTTGTAAACGCTCTGAGGGATTGTGTGAAGGCAAAGCCGTTGCAGCCATTGGAATGGCTGGCAAAGGCACTTCCCCCAATTGGAGCAAAGGGAAAACCTAACAAGCAAGAGGCGTTAGAGCAGCGAAACAAAGAAATTGCAAGGGCATGGGCTTCAAAAGATAGCGAGGTAATCAATGAATCAATCTGAAAAACATCGATTTAGCGAACTGATGACTGACGTAATGGCGTATTACGGCAAGGACACCAGCGATTTCATGCTCTCGCTTTGGTGGGATGCTTGTGCAAACTTCAGTTTTGAGCAGGTTTTCACGTTGCTTTGCAGCGCTTCGGATGCTCACAATGTCCATATCTAGCAGCTTGGTTTGTGGTAGTTCTTGGCCGCGCAGGGCATTGGCTTTCGCGCTTTGCAGGTATGTAAAGCGGTCAACCGTGCCCGGTCTTTGCGTCTTATAAACTACACTTTTGGCATAGTTTGTTGCTGCCATTACATCTCTTCCGAATCAATCAAAGATTTTTGCTTAAATACTTGACCGGTTTCAAACCGTTTTGACGCCAGTTCAAGATTGATCTTTGCTTGCTTGAAGTAACTGTCTTTCAACTCAATTCCAATGGCTTTGCGGCCCATAGAAACGGGGCTGTAAACCTCAGAACCCACGCCCATGAATGGAGTCAGCACGACTTCGCCCTCGTTGCTGTACATCTCTACAATTCGGTCAATTACGTCAAGCTGAAGCGGGTGTACGTGTTTCTCGTCGTCATCCTCTTTACTGTCGCGGAATGGCAAGACGTTATCAATGCGAATGTCATCCCATACGCTAGAGGCGTAACGCTGCCAGATGTAATGTGATAGCTTGTTAGAACGTGCGTCTTTATGGTCAGCATAATTATTTTTCAGGTACTCCCAAAGCTCATCAATGTTGAACTTTGTTTCATTGGTGCTGTTGAATATGCGAAGCATCTCAGGCAGTATTGGTGTAGAGCCGTGATAACGAGTGAATCCGTTAGGGTGAGTTACTGGCACTTTGTTTTCGCCATTGCGAGTAAATATCAAAACATAGTCCGGCATTGCGGTAAAGCAGCGCGTAGAGTCCTCAACAATGAATTTGTGCATCAAGCTCTGAACCATCGTGCGAGTGCGAACGCGCAAAGGCTCTTTCCAAACAGTGATGCGGTTGCGATAGGTGAACCCATATTTTTGATGCAAAGCTATTACTTCATGCGGGAAGTCCCAAAGGCGGCAAGCATGATCAAAAACGTCTTGGCAATGAACTGCGGTAATCCGTCCCGCTTTAGTTACGCGAGCCATCTCCTTAATCAAAAACTCGTATTGAGTCAGAAATTGCTCTTTAGTGTCGCAGTTTGAAAAATCATGAGGGCTGCTCGTGTATTGATAGAGGCCGCAAAATGGCGGGGAATACACCGACAAGTCGATAGAGTTATCAGGCAATGTAGGCAAAACGCCCATGCAATCGCCGTTAAAAATGCTGTATGTGTCTGTGTGGATTTGGTCTTTGGTTTTCATTTTAAGAATGCAGGTAGTTGAATGGTTTGATTGAATTGTTTTGATGTGTGAGAAAAATCACGATTTGCTGCTGATACTAAATTGCCATAAAGCTCAATTGCCTTTTGTGTCTTTTGCTCAAGTGCTTCAAGTACGCGCTCTTGCCCTTCGCTGATGACCATATCGCATACGACTTCTGACTTCTGGCCAAATCGCCAGAACCGTCGAATCGCTTGGTAATACTGCTCATAACTCCATGTAGGGAAAAATACGGTATGGTTGCAGTGCTGCCAGTTAAGTCCCATGCTAGTCATCTTGGCTTTGGTAATCAGGCGCTTAATCTCGCCTTTGGCAAAAGATACAAGTATTTCCTCCTTATTTTCGATAGACATGCCGCCACTAATCTCCACTGCGTCAGCGTCTAGGTTGTTCAACAATTCACTCTCTTCGTTCAGGCTGCACCTGTTGAACCCTGATGACTTTGTTTGCGTGATGCTGGACGAATCATCCATCCTGAAAAACTTTGCAGGCAAGACACGAGATGCCATCGTCGCATTTATCAAGCGGGTGCCTTACCGATTTTTAGCTACCGCTACACCTAGCCCTAACGACTTCATTGAGCTTGGCAACAGTTCTGAGGCTTTGGGGTATATGGGCTATATGGACATGCTTGGAAGGTTCTTTAAGTCAACGCAAAACGATCAAGACAGCAATAACCGCAACATTGGTAATAAGTTCAGATTGTTGGCTCACGCTGAAAAAGACTTTTTTGCATGGGTTAATCAATGGTCTGTCATGGTCAAAAAGCCATCTGACCTAGGATTTTCTGACGAGGGTTATGGTTTACCCGCATTGCATACCCGCAAACACATCGCACACAATTCACGTCAATGGTGCATAGATGGTCAAACTTCATTGTTTGTTATGCCAGCGAGGACAATGACCGAGGTGAAGGAAGAGCAGAAATCAACCGTCAAAGAACGATGCGAAAAGGCTGTGCAACTTGCCGAGGGTAAGACTTCGGTTTACTGGTGCAACCTGAACGAAGAAAGCGAACTATTGAACAACCTAGACGCTGACGCCGTAGAGATCATTGGCGGCATGTCTATCGAAAAGAAGGAGGAAATACTTGTATCTTTTGCCAGAGGCGAGATTAAGCGCCTGATTACCAAAGCCAAAATGACCAGCATGGGCCTTAACTGGCAGCACTGCAACCATACCGTATTTTTCCCTACGTGGAGTTATGAGCAGTATTACCAAGCCATTCGCCGGTTCTGGCGATTTGGTCAAAAGTCCGAAGTCGTGTGCGACATGGTTATCAGCGAGGGCCAAGAGCGGGTTTTAGAAGCACTTGAGCAAAAGACACAAAAAGCTATTGAGCTGTACGGCAACCTAGTAGCCGCTGCAAACCGCGATTTTTCTCACACATCAAAGCAATTCAATCAAACCATTCAACTTCCTGCATTTTTAAAATGAAAACCAAAGACCAAATCCACACAGACACATACAGCATTTTTAACGGCGATTGCATGGGCGTTTTGCCTACATTGCCTGATAACTCTATCGACTTGTCGGTGTATTCCCCGCCATTTTGCGGCCTCTATCAATACACGAGCAGCCCTCATGATTTTTCAAACTGCGACACTAAAGATCAATTTCTGACTCAATACGAGTTTTTGATTAAGGAGGTGGCTCGCGTAACTAAAGCGTGACGGATTACCGAAGTCCATTGCCAAGACGTTTTTGATCATGCTTGCCGCCTTTGGGACTTCCCGCATGAAGTAATAGCTTTGCATCAAAAATATGGGTTTACTTATCGCAATCGCATCACGGTTTGGAAAGAGCCTCTGCGCGTTCGCACTCGCACGATGGTTCAGAGCTTGATGCACAAATTCATTGTTGAGGACTCTACGCGCTGCTTTACCGCAATGCCGGACTATGTTTTGATATTTACTCGCAATGGCGAAAACAAAGTGCCAGTAACTCACCCTAACGGATTCACTCGTTATCACGGCTCTACACCAATACTGCCTGAGATGCTTCGCATATTCAACAGCACCAATGAAACAAAGTTCAACATTGATGAGCTTTGGGAGTACCTGAAAAATAATTATGCTGACCATAAAGACGCACGTTCTAACAAGCTATCACATTACATCTGGCAGCGTTACGCCTCTAGCGTATGGGATGACATTCGCATTGATAACGTCTTGCCATTCCGCGACAGTAAAGAGGATGACGACGAGAAACACGTACACCCGCTTCAGCTTGACGTAATTGACCGAATTGTAGAGATGTACAGCAACGAGGGCGAAGTCGTGCTGACTCCATTCATGGGCGTGGGTTCTGAGGTTTACAGCCCCGTTTCTATGGGCCGCAAAGCCATTGGAATTGAGTTGAAAGACAGTTACTTCAAGCAAGCAAAGATTAACCTTGAACTGGCGTCAAAACGGTTTGAGACCGGTCAAGTATTCAAGCAAGAATCATTGATTGATTCGGAAGAGATGTAATGGCAGCAACAAACTATGCCAAAAGTGTAGTTTATAAGACGCAAAGACCGGGCACGGTTGACCGCTTTACATACCTGCAAAGCGCGAAAGCCAATGCCCTGCGCGGCCAAGAACTACCACAAACCAAGCTGCTAGATATGGACATTGTGAGCATCCGAAGCGCTGCAAAGCAACGTGAAAACCTGCTCAAAACTGAAGTTTGCACAAGCATCCCACCAAAGCGAGAGCATGAAATCGCTGGTGTCCTTGCCGTAATACGCCATTACGTCAGTCATCAGTTCGCTAAATCGATGTTTTTCAGATTGATTCATTGATTACCTCGCTATCTTTTGAAGCCCATGCCCTTGCAATTTCTTTGTTTCGCTGCTCTAACGCCTCTTGCTTGTTAGGTTTTCCCTTTGCTCCAATTGGGGGAAGTGCCTTTGCCAGCCATTCCAATGGCTGCAACGGCTTTGCCTTCACACAATCCCTCAGAGCGTTTACAAGCGCATCATCACCGTGAGACTTGCGAAGCCCACCTAAGAACGATCTAGCCTGTTTGTCAGGTGTTCCAGCATTGGTTAACAAGGGAACCCCATAACCAAAAATGATCTCATCGGGTGTGAGCGGCGCTTTAGCGCCTGTAGCTTTAGCTAC